GTATACGCCAAATACAAGTTGGGATTACAAGACCTATTGGCAAGCGTTCGGGGAACTGTAGTTTAGCCATAAGCCGAGTACGGCATGACATCAATCATAAGTGCAAGATTAAAAGACTACACAAGCACACCAACGGTTATTGGAAAGCTGAACGGCAAGACCATTTACCGCAGAGGGTTTACGGGCAACACACCATCATCGAGTGGTAGCACAGTGTTCACAGATGCTTGCTTGAATACTTATCTGCGAGAGTGTTTTCAAGCGGTACATCATCAGCAAAGAGATTTATGCCATTGGTCTAAAGAAAGGAATAACTAATGAACAGCGGAACGATATTGAGAACTGTCCTTGTCATTGCGACTTGCTTCAACACAGCATTGATGGCAACTGACATTACACAGTTTCACAATCCTACAGTAAATCTTGTCTATAAGATACTGTCTGTGATAGCAAACTTCATCATTGTTTTCTGTGCTACATACTTCAACAACGATTTTACTGTTGAGGGTGAAACAGGCACAAAGATAACAAGAGAGATGAAAGCACTCAAAGGCCATGAGTGGGAGACAGCAGAAGAACCCATAGACTCATACATAGACGATGAAGACAACTATGAAGTATTCGAATATGGGGGTGAAGAGTATGGGGATGAATAATATAGAACTTCTTAAACTTGCACAGAAGTATCTTGGTAAGGGTGGTTCAATATTCAATCAGTTTTGCCATTCAAGCGGTGCATGGTGCTGTGCGTATGTTACCTATTTATTCCATAAGGGTGATGACGCAAAGCTGTTCTATGGCGGTAAGATAGTGGTTTACTGTCCTACTGCGATCAAATGGTGTTCAGCTAATCTTGCACAGATTCCACCATACCTTGCACTCCCTATGGACATTGTATTCTTTGATTGGAATTTGAATGGAGTACCAAATCACATTGGCTTCATTCGTGAAAGGAAATCATGCACAGAAGTCTATACGATTGAGGGCAATACTTCTGGCGGTATAGTCGCACAGAAGACAAGACCGACTAAATACATACAGGGCATATACAGACCTCATTTTCCTGCAAAGTTTGACATATCCAAGCCACTCACCATTGATGGGTACTATGGATATTCAAGTATAGCAATGACCCAGAAAGCACTTGGCGGTATTGCCGTTGATGGCATCTTGGGCAAAGCAACTGTAAAGGCATTGCAGAAGTGGGCAGGAGTAGCACAGGATGGTTCATGGGGTGTCAAGACATCCAAGGCTATACAGAAGAAACTTGGAGTAACACAGGATGGTTATTTCGGAGAGAATTCTGTCAAGGCTTTTCAGAGATGGGCAAACAACAAGGTGTTTCCCCAACCATCAAGCATAGTAGATAAGGAACTGTCTGCCTGCAAAGTCCAAGCAGAGTGGATGAAAAATTATAAGTATGGTTGGGAAAGTAACCCTACAATTACAAAGTCCAAGAAGAAAGGTACTTGCGTCACTTACGTTGCGTGCGTACTCCAACGCATCGGAATCCTCAAGAGCGGTCAGTTTATTTGGCACAATGGTAAGGGCAAAGTAGACGGAGCAAACAGTAAGATGTCCGTGTACTACTTTGGTGGCACTATTAAGGGAAACAAGGCAAAGCTTAAAAGGGGTGACATCCTCATAGTGGGTGACAAGTCGAGCGTAGGTGCAGGTGGCAACAGCCATATCATGATTTTTAACGGCACTTGGGATTCAAGCAACAATCCATATGTATGGGATAACCAATCCGCTACAAGGGTAAAAAAAGGCAAAAATGGATTGCATACCTATGGTGGTGGCAAGAAAATAATAGCTGTAGTACGGCTGAAGTGAGGTAAAGTAGGTGGAAATCATGACAATAGCACAAAGCATCATATTGGGTATGCTTGCATCTAATGGTCTGTTTGCATTCATCACTTTCCTCATATCTCGTCACGATCAAAAGAAAGAGACACCAGAAAAGGTGATGCTGAAAGCGTTAGGTGCTGACAGGTTAGGTGTTCTCTTAAGGGATTGGATGCATTCTGACATAAGATTAGCTTCTGAATGGAAGACCATAGAAGACCTCTATGATGGGTATATAAAATTGGGCGGTAATTCAGAGATCAAGAAGCTATACAAAGAAGCACAGGACATACCTACAACAGAATAAAGGAGCAATCATGTTATCCATAGATAGTGGCAATGTAATCAAAATAACAAGGGGAGATACTCTGACCTTAACTGTGAGTATGACCAAGGATGGAGAAGCCTATACACCTGTAGAGGGTGATGAAATAAGGTTTGCGCTTTCTCTTGGATACAAAGGGCAGAAAGGGTACAGACCTATCCTTACAAGAGAGATCCCAACAGACTCACTTACGTTTTCTATGACCGCAGATGAAACACAGAACCTATCAGAGCAGAAGTACAACTATGATGTACAGATAACTCACGCAGATGGTTCTGTAGACACTTTCATATCATCAACAATGGTGATGCTTGAAGAGGTGGAGTAATTGAACGTATACGGCATTATCACAGGAGCATTGCACTCACCTAAATCATTGGTGGGTGCTTTGTCTTCTGCCGGTATTCTTCAAGGCTCAATAGGTGCGGTGCATGGGGAGTTAACAGGAACACTTTCAGCACCTGCTTCTATAGAGGGGAGTCTGTCAGCACCTGCAACAATAAGCGGTGAACTGACAATACCTGCATCCACATCTGCGGTCTACACAGGTGAATATGAATTCACACCAACAAGGGAAACGCAGGTAATAAACATCAACCACAAAGAAGCCTTGAGAAACATAACCATCAATCCCATACCACAGAATTATGGATTGATAACTTACAATGGATCTATAATCACAGTTTCATAGGAGCATAAAATGGCAAAGAACGTAGTAATAAATGGAGTGACCTATCAGAGTGTGCCAGAGGTAGACATACCAATAAGCGGTGGTGGCACAGCAAAATTCATGGATACATCTGACGCAAATGCGACAGGCGCAAGCATTAGAAATGGAGATACCGCCTATGTGAATGGCGCAAAGGTTGTGGGTTCAATGACAGAGAAATCTGCACAGACCTACACACCTACAACATCAGACCAGACAATAAATGCCAATCAGTTTCTTGCAGGTGCGCAGACAATCAAGGGTGACACAAACTTGGTAGGATCTAACATAGTCGCAGGTAAGACCATCTTCAATGTGGCAGGTACGGCTACACTTCCATCAATCTCACAGGACAGCACAACAAAGGTACTGACAATATCATAAGGAGTGGCTTATGGCTAATGTAACACTATGGGGTGCATCCTATTCGAATGTACCTGCTGTTGTCTTGCCCAAAACAGGTGGTGGTACTGTGACATTCTATGAGAATGGTGGTGGCGGTAGCGGTCAGAGCATCTATAGCGGTACTTCTGCACCATCTTCTTCATTAGGTAGTGATGGAGACATCTACATGAAGATGGAGAGCGGTGGAACAGTAGAAGCCTACCCAAATGACTTTACATCGCACAATATGAATTCCACTTCACACTTGGGAGATTGTATTGGGGTGTCAGCAGAGGATGGTACATCAACCTCTAACACATATTCTTCTGGTTCTTCAACCACAGGCACAGCCGACTATACCTTTGACCTGTCAGCGATTCCAAGCAATGCAACTATCACCAATGTGTCATTGCAGGTCAAGGCACATGAAGAGAATGCTTCAAGGTCTGAATGTACCATCAGAGCCTATTCTGGATCTACGGCAAAAGGTTCTTTGACTACAGTTAATGGCACATCGAATACAATCTATGATGTGTCAGTAGGTTCATGGACAAGAGCAGAACTTGATAACTTTGTAATGCGTCTATCACTTGGGTACTATGGTGGTCTTATAGCCGGTGCTACCCTAACTGTAGAATATGAAGCATCAGCACAATGGTCTGTAGATTTGACAGGTAATGCTGATGGATGGTCAATCAGCGGTAGCGGTATCTACAAGAAAACCAATGGTACATGGTCACAGGTATCATCTGTTGAATTAGACAGCACAATAACGAGAGCATAGAAGCGGTGTGGAATCCATCACAGGTCTGGGCATAACCTGCCGTGATAGTCGGTGTCCTCTCATTAAAAGAGTCTACCTTGATTGGTAGGCTCTTTTTTTGTGCTATAATATCCCCAAATGAGAAAGGAGAAAATGTACTATGTTGGTAATACCGGTATGTTAAGTATCATTAGTACATGATTTCAACAGGCTGTGCGTTTTCATCTACTCGCACAGCTTTTATGATGTTTCGCCAGAATGACCTGCGGTGTTCTTCATCCAACATCTCATACACATCTTTCCAACCTGCGACGAAGCAATCTTCCTTGACAGGTTCGATGCGTGACAGATCCGCAATGGTTCTTTGCAATTCTGCTGATTTAGATTTGTATTCAGATTCAGATATGTTTCCTAATAGCTAAATG